CCTGGTTGGATGCATCAGGGGATTCGTTTTGACTCACCTGTCGCACGAATTCGTTTTGCTGCTAAGTCAAACGCAGCGGTAACAGAAGTGCGTAATATCTCATCTTCCAAGGATGTTGAAAAAGCTGTGACATCAGTCATGGAACTTTTGGAGCAAGATGGAATCCCTGTTACAAAGGACTCTATCAGTACCGAAGTGAAGGACCTTGGATTTCACTTGGCTGATTCTACTCGTGACAGCATCAGAGATCGTGTCTATATGCACTTTGTGCGTAAAGCAGCAGAAAGCAACGATCCCAAGAAACTCATTGAACGTTACGTTGGGCACAACAACGGAACCATGAGTAAGTTCTTGGAAACTAACGAACTTACTGAAACCTGGGTTACTCGTTATTGGGTTAACGATGACGAAGTTTGTCTGATGCTTAATGTGAACCACTTTGAGGCTCGT